CAGCCTCGGTCTCTTAGAGGAAATAATCTCTTTCTTAGTAAGATGCAAATTCTAAAATGGAATCGCAAGGATAACGAGGCTCCGACCCATGTTCTTATGAATGGCGGCCAGCTTCACGTCCCAGAACGCGACCTCGACGCGTTCTGGAGGGCCTACCTCTCGGACCTTGCGTGTGGTAAGAAACTCTTTGTCGTCGAACAAAAAACCGAAAAGTTCCGGTTTTTTGTTGATATTGACTATCGAGCGGAGAAATCTCTCGCGGATGACGAGACGCTCGAACTCTGTCGGAAGATTTATGATTCCGTTGGGGAGGGAGGCCGCTGTCTCGTGGCACGGGCCCCTGCCCGTGAAGACAAAGGCCAGGTCAAGTCAGGGATACATATGCACTGGCCAGATCTCGTGGTCACCAAGACAGAGGCTGTTTCTCTGAGGACCCAGATTCTTATGAATCTCGAAGAAGATCACTGGCCCGAGACGATAGATGCGAGCGTATACAGAGGGGCGGGACTTCGCTGCTTGTGGTCTCTGAAGAAGGGGGCGAATGGAGCCTACGTGCCGTGGCGTTCTATCCCAGACGGAAAATCTCTTAACGCGGCACCTTGTCTCGATGCGCTCAAGCTCTTTTCTGTCCGTACGACTGGCGGAGAGACGGGGCGGGTCAAGGCGGCTTCATTCGCAACAGATTCTTCACGTCTCGAGCAGTTTATTCAGAACAATATGGAGGGTCAAGAGAACGCCAGGGTCAGGGCTGTTCGAAGGACCAAAAAGGGGGAGGGCAAGGGTCTCTGCGTAGAGACGGATTCGAAGTGGTGCGAGCGCATCAGGGGATCTCACAAGTCGAATCACATCTGGTTTTACATAAATGGTAAAAGTATAGTCCAAAAGTGCCTCAACGAAGAGTGTTTCGAGTTTTCTGGTCGTGAGCATTTTCTCCCGCCATCTATTAGTAATGAATCTGTTTGTGTGGATACTCCTACTCGTCCTAGTCTTGTGGATCTTCTTCCCGAGGCCTGGCGCGGGACGTTTCCGGGAATTCGAACAGAAGTTTCACAAGTATTCGGGTCTGGACCCAGACGAATGGATGTTGTTCCAGACGAGCCTACGGGAGTTTGACAAGAATCTAGAGCCAGGTCCTCTCTATAGAGCCGTGGATCACGCACGGAATCTCGGCCTTATGAATACAAATTTTACGGATGAGGTTAATAATCTAGCGGACCGCTTAGGATATGAAGGAGAGGTCCTATTGAATCAGCGGGCCGTGACGAATGGGACAGTATTTAGGCCAAGATATTTGAATGAAGTCATCCCAGATCAGCCGCAAACACTCTACTTAAACGATTCAAAACCCATGTTTACCATAGATGTCAACCCCATTGGACGCAGCCCCCATTTCGACGCCCTTGGAGGCCACACCCGCGCCTGAGGCCCGCACGCGCTATGGCCGTGCAGTACGTGCGCCAGTTCGCTATGAGCCGATAGAGAAAGTTGAGGATGATTATGGGTCTGATGACTATGACGAGGATGAGTCAGAGATTGGCTCGGGTATAGAGTACAGTGACTCTGAATTAGAGGCAGAAGATGACGACAGTGACCTTGATGGCTTCGTTGTTCCAGATAGAGACGAGAGCAACGAGGATGATAATGGATCAGGAACAGACTCGGATTCCGACGCCTCCTCCAGTGGAGTACACCCCACAGTGGCTGGATCCAGAGCCGCCCCCAGAACCCCCGCCCGTAAGGTACCAACCAAGGTTCCAGTTCGAGGAAAGAAGCAGTAGTTTTGTTGACAACAAGTTAATTATAGGCATTGCTATAGGAGTTATCGTCATGGGAGTCTTAATGACGATGAGACCTATGGTCATTCATGGAAAGTAAAATGCGAGGCTATTCCCCAGGTTGTGTGTAGTGTGCGAAAACTCGGACCTGCGCCGAAGCCAGCGCCGCCGTCGTGTTTTGAGGAGTAGTGTCTTTATTAATAAAATACAATGGCGCTTTATTACTCGGAGAATCGTTTCCCACGAATTCTCCGATTGGTCCAGTTCTGTTTTTATAGACATCTTCCTGAAGAAAGCCGACCCAGGCCCCTTCACGTCTGGTAGAGTCCGTTACATCTTTCATGTAATCATAGTCGTAGTATGGGGTTTTCGCAAAAGGATTATCCCACGCGGGAGGTTTGAGCATAGGTAAAAGTCCGTAGGCAGTTGAAAGCAGCCACAGGACTATGGCCAGGCTTATAAGAGTGAGCCACATCTACTAACTTACTTAGAATTTAAATGCAGGATTTGGGGATACCTCGTCGATGGGAATCGCTGGGTCGCCATCCTTTGTATTCTGTGACTGGAGTTTTGGGTCCTCCGCTCCAGCCAAACGCCGCTCCTCATCCTCCTTCTTGCGCTTGGCGATCTCAAGGCTTACCTCGGCAGCAGCCATACGACGTAGGACCTCCTCATCCTTCTCAGGGAACTCCTCCTTGAGCTTATCAAAGATTTCTGCAGGGTGAGGAATTGGGGGTACATCGGGACGGTTATAGTACACAGAGTTCTCATCCGAAGGATCGGCGTAGGGATACGGGCCGTCAAGGGGCTTGGCCATCATGTCGCGCTTGCGCTTCTCGAACATGGAGGCGGCCTGCGACTGATTCTCGCGATATTTTACCATAATCTCCTCGAGCTTCTCGTTGGCATAGTGGACATTATCAATCTGGTCGCGATTCGGTGGGATCAGGAGCCACTTGTACATGTCGACGACATAGATGTCACACAGGCCATCCTCCTTCTGGAGGCGCTTGGCGTGGCTCGCGGCCTCATCACGGGTCGGGAAACACCCACGAATCTTCATTCCCAGGAGGTCATTCTTCTGTGGCTGGTCGGGGCCGACGAAAGAGATACAAGCAAAGAGTTGGCCGGGGATCGTCAGGTAGTCTGGCTCGAGAGAACCCATTTAAAAGTAAGGGGCTCTTATTTTTTAAGTAAAATGACGCAAGAGATGCGTAAACTGCACAACAAGTGCAAAAGAGATATCATAGGAAACTATGTCTGGCCTGGAGCTCGCGTCCTCGACTGCGGCTGTGGCCGTGGAGGCGATCTTCACAAGTGGAAAATGTTAAAACAGGCGGAAGTCGTAGCAATCGATCCCGATGAAGAATCTCTCAGAGAAGCGAGGGTTCGGGCCCTGGAGAGCCGGAGTCAGGTCCAGATTATCGGCCCTGGAGATATTCGTCACGTAGAAGGGGCTTTTGACATTGTGTGCTACAACTTTTCACTACACTACATAGTTGACTGTTTCGAAGAGTCCCTGGAGGCTATCAGGCGTGTTCTGCCTCCTGGAGGTCTTCTCATAGGTATAGTTCCTGAAAAGGCCAGGGCCGAGATGCTTACAAATGGTCAGCCATGGAGTGACCGCCTCGGCAATACCCTTGAAATCCGAGGAGACCGACTCTGGGTCAACTTGGCCGACGGCCCTTTCTATGCAGATGGCCCGCGTGAAGAGCCTATGCTCGATGGCCCTGAATTTATAGAGAGGCTCGGATTCGAGGTTCTGATGTGGGAGCCCATGATCCCCAGGCCTAATGGTCTCATTTCAGATTTGTACACCAAGTTTTCTTTTCGAAAGGTATAATAGATGAAGGGCGTTGTAGCCATGCTGCTCTTGGGACTCCTTGTGGCGATCCTTGTCCTCAATGATCAGCCCCCACTTTTGGTTCAGATCAAGCAGAGATACGAGAGGCTCCTCTGGACACTCCACACGGACGCCAACCTCGACCCGCGCTGGGAGCCAATAAAGAATCGCGTCATCCTCACGGCAATGAATGGCTGGAACAAGTCCAAGGGGGCAATAGGATTTAACGTCAACAAAGGATACGAAATTTACATATGTATGGATATGGATCCGAGTATTGACCCAGAAACCAGGGTCAATACAGCGATGCATGTACTAATTCACGAGTTGTGTCACTCGTCCGTATCGGAATACGAGCACTCGTCCAACTTTTGGAAAAACTTTAAAGATTTCAAGCAGTACTGCTCAGAGCATGGGCTGTATACTATGGGCAATGTAGGACCCTACTGTGGCGAGAATATTAGGCCCTAGAGACGAGACCGCAGGTCTCAGATCCGCAGGGCCGGGGTTCCCGGGACTCTGGCGGTCCGAGTCCTACGGACTCTCACAGAAACTTCTGAGCTGCATAGAAAACCAGGGCCGCCACGAGGGCCGTGATGAGCATAGCAGTCATAGAACCCTCCTCGATGTTTGGAAAGAAAGACCCTATGCGTTCCTGGACCTGCTTGGACCCAGCCACCACCGCCGCCAGACCAGCCAGGGCTGCCATGTACTGCTCTGGGGACATATTGAATGGAATCTTACCGTGATGGGCCTGCTGTTGCTGTTGCTGGATAGGTGCGGATGGGGGAGGGACCTGACCCATCACCATATTCTGCATTTGCATCTGCCCGCCAGGGGGGACGATTTCATCAAGTGACGTTGAAAACTCCGCCATTTGAGATTCTCCAACGTTTTTTTCCGGGGGATTCAGCGGCTCCTCAAGAAGACCCTGAGGTATGACGGAAGATATTTCAGTAGAGCCGTTCGCATCATATGGCTCCATTTATGGTTATATCTTAATTTTTTTGAACACAGTGGGCCGCGGGGCCTGGGATCCGAGTCCTTCGGACTCGTCTCTAGACCTTCTTTACGACTATAGTATTCGTAGGCTTCCTGGCTAGTCCTCCTGGCTTGGAGCCAGCCAGACCGTGCTTGGGGTTGTAGTGCCCACGGTGAAAGTCCCAAAGGGCCGCCGAACCACAGCGGAAGTTCTTCCTAAGAGTTGCTTTATAATAAAAGACGCAGTTTTGAACATCGTTACTCTTAGAGGTGTTGTCCAGGACTAGGCACTCGTAGTTCTCCGTACAGGCATCCATCACCTGACAGAACTGGTCAAATGTTGGGAAAACTCCAAAAAAAGCCTTGTAAAGATTTTCACGATTCTGACGAACGTTGTCTCGAAGAACAAAGACATAGTCCACGTTGGTCCGAATCATAGGAGTCAAATCCATGCAGTACTGAGTTGTCATCATGAAGAATATCTTCCAGTGACGGCCATTCATAAAGAGTTGGCGTATACACGAGTCTCTCATAAATGCTCGGTCATACATGCAATCGTCCATAAGAATAAAGACGGGCGAGACCTTGCCGGCGGCTATATTTCTTTTTTGTCTATCTATAATCTTTTCTATAGCCGACTTGTTGTACTCTCCATACACAAAGAGGTCGGGGATGAAGTTGCGGTAGTGACCATTACCCTCCTCGGTGCCTGACATGGCGATGCCCGCTGGCAAGTGCTTCTTGTGCCAGAGGATATCCGTAACGAGACTCGTCTTTCCAGTGCCACGCTTACCGATGAAAATACAGACCTTGTCATCCGCCATTGTTCTGGGGTCGAATTTTCTCAATTGAACAGTCATCCTGGGAGTTGCGGACATATTTCGCGGCCCAGGAGACCGCAGCCCCTTGAGCCTCCTTTTTTCCAAGCAAGTTAGTAGAATGAGTGCAGGAGAGGTTCAACTCGCCGCTCTCGGAATGCAAGACGCCTACCTTACAGGCGCCCCACAAGTTACATACTTCAGGGGAGTGTATAGACGGCACACTCCTTTTAGTGTTCAATCATTCAATATTCCTTTTCAAAATCAACAAATTAATTGGGGAAGCCAGGCAATCTGCCGCATTCCCTTTAAAGGAGACATGATACAGTCCACGACCCTTTCAGTCACTTTACCTCAGATTTTCCCAGCAAGCACCCAATTCCAGTGGAATCAGCCCGTTCAGAACATGAATCCCCAGCCCTATCTTTTTATAAATGGAAGCACTACACAGTCAAATACTTCGGCAGGCGTTCAGACTTTTTTCATTGCGCCCCCCCCATCTCCTTCTTGGATTGGCTCGGACCTGTCGCCATATATTTCATATAGCTCTTCATTGGGGCAATTTAAGTTGGCGGCGTCCGTTACGAGTGTGGCCGTCTACACATCAGATGTGACTACAATAGGTGTATTTTGGGGCCTAGATCCCAATGGATTCTCTAGTACAGGGACTATTAATAACAAACCAGCAACATACTGGAATTTTAATGGCGGAGGACCTACAAACTTTACAGTTCTTCAGTCTGGCTGGAAACCCTACAATGCATCCGCTACTACGAACGCATCCAACTCCCTGTTGTTCGTTGGCCCTAGTAAATCCTCGGGTTCTGCGGTTGCCCAAGGTATTCCCGTTAATCAGCCCAAAACAGACCCACTCGCTCAGTTTACAACTCCTATATACATTAAATTTCAGAATTTTTCAAATGTTATAGGTGTGAGCTCTTTCATCTCATATACGCCCAGCGTGGGAAATCTTCAGTTTAAATATCCAGGAACTTATGCAGTTACTATTACCGCTACTGGCCTTGGCGCTCCTACCCGTATAGGAATTGGTCATATATCCACTGATTCTAGATACAGCGTAGGCTATGATTACGACTATATTTATACTTATAACGTGCAGTTCGCGGGCCAAAATACAAAGGCTATATTACCAGTCAATGTAACAGATCCTACTCAATATTATTTTGTAGAATTTGAAGGCGCAACCTTGGGTGCTATTGGTGCTGATATGGAAGTTCTTGTGGAAGATCTAAACGAGTTTTGGACAGTTGGCGCAAATGCTGCAATTATAAATAATACTCTACCCTTTTCAAATCTTGCGAGAAACGGGATCACCCAACAGGTCACAGCAAATACATTGAGTAATACTTTCGCATTTGGAACGACTGGACTTTATAATATTTTTGGAACCCTTTCTGTAAATTCAGCAAACACAATTAGTTCCGTAGCCCTCATTGAGCAACAACTCATAGGGCTCAACAAGTTTGGTAAGGCTAATGTGGTTTCTCAGTGGAACAGTCCCCAGGCATCGAGTCCGAGCGTCAGCTTCACGCTCCCCGTGCAAGTCGTCAGCCCTAGTCAAAATAATTATTCTATAATTGTTTCCACAAATGATACGAATGCCCTTGGTAACGCCATATCAACAACGAGTTTTGGAATAGAATATTTCGGTTCAAATACTTTTCCAAAGATTTCTCAACAAAATGACTTTAGGCAAAACGGCCTCCTCGTAAGGGCGAGTAACACTTACGCGGCAAACTACAAATTAAGTACTTCAAATATAAATCTTTATTCAATTTCCAATACTTATGGGAACTCTTTTCATACATCCGTTACTGGAGGAGGAAACCTAAATTTTAGTAACGTGTCTCAGTACAGGATAGGTGCTTATGTTGAAACGAGTAATGCATATGTATCAAATATTACAGTATGGTCGGGGGCGACTGATGCCATCTTGGCGGCGTCTCTCGTCCCTGCTAACGCGAGTCAGGCTGCCCTCGTAGCATCGCGAATCCTGCCCGTGGGTCTACAAGGAGGCTACACTACAGATCTTATAATACCTGTTCCTACATCTGCTGAAGTGGCCAACAATTACCAGATACGAGTCGGTTTTACAGAATCTTATGCTGGTCAAATATACACAAATGTTACAGCAAATACATACTTTACTATAGTCGGCATGACGAGCACGGGTTCTACTACTTCTTATTCTTACGTAGACTCGGTCGGAACTTATCTCGTGCAAAGTGCTGAACTACGGATGGGTGGGCAATCCATACAGACGCTGACTGGTGAGATGATTGAAATTTATAATGATTTATTTGTTCCCCAAGAAAACCAGCCAGGTCTAACGCTTCTCACGGGGAAAAAAGATTCATCAATTGTGTATAATCCTCGAACATATTACATAAACCTGCCCTTCTTTTTCTACGGGTCTGCCGAGTTGTCCTTGCCCATCTGTGCCTTGACCCTCCAGGATCTAGAAGTATGGGTAACATTCAATGACTTCCAGAGTTTACTCGTACAGCCTGGAATCCTGCCGACTCCAGCAGCCATCACGACATCAGTAGTCGTAGATTATGCTTACTTATCAGATCCAGAGATTAACTGGTTTATTAGACATCGTCAGGAGTATATAATTAGACAATTGCAGTATTCGGAGTTTCGCCTGAATGCTGGTCTTACTTTCCCTTTGAACTTTCAAGGATCTATTCGCGAGATCTATTTCATCATCCAGGACGCGACAGACGGTCCATACGTCTATGATACAGATACTGGAATCGGAGTGTCCATAAACTTCAACGGCGAAGACTACATAGACGC